ATAGAAAAAGCAGAACCTTATCCAATAGATGGCTTATATAGAGTCAAAGATTATAGCTCTCAGGTGTTAGATCTTTATGAAGGCAACTTTGTAAAACCTTACGATATAGGAATGAAAGGGCTAGATGATATTTATAAAATAATGACAGGTACGTTCCACACTATTACAGGCATACCCAATCATGGTAAATCTATTTTTTTAGATCAAATACTTTTATCTTTGGCAGTCAAAGAAAATTGGAGATTTGCTATATTTAGTCCAGAGCACTCAACAAGTATGCACATAAGACGTTTAGTGCAAATGCATTTACAGAAAAATTTTGATGAGGGTTTTACTAACCGAATGACAAAAGAAGAACTAAGCCAAGGTATAGAGTTTATAAACGATCATTTCTTTTTTATAGAAACAAGAGACATAGTGCCAAATATAGAAAATATTTTAAAAATAGCTAAATCAAGTGTTTTTAAATACGGAGTAAATGGCTTAATAATAGATCCATATAACGAAGTAGATGCTAAAAGGTCAGGCAATGCTAGAGAGGACGAACATATCAGAGATTTTATTTCTCTGTGCAAAAGGTTTGCCAGAATATACGAAGTAGTTTGTTGGGTAGTAGCACATCCTACTAAGTTGCCTAAAGGCACAGATGGAGCTTATATGCCACCTACTGCATACGATGTATCTGGTTCTGCGCATTGGCATAATCAATCAGATGCAGTATTAACTATATATAGAGACTTTGAAGATAATACAACAAATGTCATTACACGAAAAATAAGAGAGCAAGACCTTTATGGAAAGATAGGCGAAGCTAAATTTACTTATGATCTAAAAAAGAAAGTATTTGAACCTTTTGAGAAGTTACCACCAGATGATTGGCATGAAGTTAATTTTGATGATTAAGATTTAAAGACATTCCATAGTCATTAGTTTTCTTTTTAACTTTATAATTTGCCTTTCTGATTAATTTATTCATCTTAAAAGAGCTGTAGTCTACATAATGATGTATACGACCAAATCTTTTGACTATTCTAGAAACGTCAGGATGTACTTTTACTTGCATTTTAGATTTAGCTAAAGTTCCTTCTATATCGTAAAATTCCGCAGAATTACCGCCTCGTAGAGTTTGTGTGGTCATCTTCTCTTGGAGAAACGCATTAAATTGCAACGTACACATACCTTTTTTAAGAATATCAAGCGATAAAATAGTATCTTCGTTATATCTACCTCGCCATCTAAAAGGAATATTATTTTTTATAAGGTTACAAGAATAGATCCTAGTATTAAGAATAAAGGGCGGACTCTTTTGTCTCGCAGGTTGAAACATATAATAGTTAGGGCCAGACATACCAATATTTTTATAACGCAAAACAAAATCTTCCATGGCTACAAAAATAGCTCCCGTAGATACTTTTACTTTCTCGTTTTTATTAAAACGTCTAAAAGATGTAATGTTATCGTCCATAACCCAATGATGATCGTAGCCTTCTGCTATTGCTACATCCCAAGCAAAATTTCTAGCTGGTCCAGGGCCAGTTGACTTTGTTAAACCAAGATCGTCGCAAGTATCATAATTTTCTTTATATGACATATCTAAAACTATTAACTTTTGTTGGCTTTGTACTGCCCTTAAGTAGTCGTTATATTCTTGTGGTTCTACTATAATTCGGTAAGGCACTTTGCAATAATCAAGATATTTAGCAGTTATGAGAGAATCAAATCTTCCTTTAGATGGAATAAAAATTGGATATTTAGGTTTCATACCTCTTTGCTTCTGTATCCATATTTTCTTGTTCGGGAAACCAAATATATTTTGTCTTATCGGTATAAGATTGATTTATTAATTTAAAAAACTTTTTAACATCTTCTTCGTTAGCAAAATGTACTAATAAGGTTCGGTCAGATGTAAGATCAGCTTGGGAAAACTCAGGCATATCATTCCATTCTTCTAATATATCGTGCACTACCCCTTCGTCTGCTACAAAAGGAATAACTTGCTCTTCATCAAAACCGAGTACACTTATATCAAAATCAATATCCGTAAGTTCTTTTATCTGCGCCCAAAGAAGATCCTCGTCCCAAGAAGAGTTTATAGCTATTTTATTGTCTGCAATAACTAAGGCTTTGATTTGATCCTCGGTTAAATTAGTCAATTTTATAGTAGGAACTTTCTTTAATTTATTTTTCTTGGCAGCTTTATATCTGCCATGTCCTGCAATAATAATATTTTCTTCGTTAATTAAAATAGGATTTACAAAGCCAAACTCTTTTATAGAAGAACTTATTTGATCTATTTGTTTTGCTGAATGATAACGAGGATTATCAGGATTTTCTTTAATGTCTTTTAAAAATTTTTCTTCTACTTGCATAATAAAAAGAAATCGTTAGGTTGTACTTTGCCTTTTGTGGCCCTATAAATAATATTCATTTCTTTTTTTCTTGGAATACGAGAGCCTAAGATATACTTTGCTAGTGTGCCTTGTGGCATAACATCGCCTGTAGCTTTTTCTATGCGATAAATAAATTCTGTTTGAGTAATATTTTCTTTTTTTAAATACTCTTTTAGAGTCATATTTTTATTCCTTTTTGGGTTAAGATAGAGTACACTTTAACATATACAGAAATAAAATGAATTTTAAATTGACTAATAATGATCCTTTTGAATTACACGAAATAGATCACTTATCGCCCTCTAGTATTAATACTTTTATACAAGATAAAGAAGCATGGATAATGCGTTATCTTTTTAAATATAAACACGGCGGTTCTCCTGCAATGTGGCGAGGAACTGTAGTTGATCATGCAGTAGGGAGCTATTTATTTGAAAATAGAGAAGAAGCTGATATTTTAAAATCTGCTCTTTTAGAATTTAATAATCATTACAAGAAATGTAAAAAAGATTTTCCAGAGCAAATTATAGAAGAAAGTAAATTAGATAAAGAAAAAAGAGCTTTACCTTCTTATATAAAAACTGCACTAGCCTTCTATGAAACTTTAGGCAAACCAACAAGTTATCAAAAAAAAGTAGAGTATTTTGCAAACGAAGTTCCTATACCTATTATCGGGTATATAGACTTACAGTATGAGAACATTATTAGGGATATAAAGACTACGGCTAGACTCCCTAGTGAAGTGCCTACTGCTCATGCACGACAGTTATCTGTTTATGCAAAAGCAGAAGGTTGTATGCCTGTATTGGATTATGTATATGTAACTGCTAAAAAAGCAGAAGTAATTACATTGCGTGTAACCGATGTAGATCAGCATATAAAAGAGGTGGAAAGAGTAGCATTAGCAATAATGCGATTGCTTTCTTATTCAAATGATAAATATGAAATAGCAAACTTATCCTATCCTAACTACGACTCTTGGATGTGGTCAGAAGAGGAAAAAGACTTTGCTAGGACAATATGGAGCTAATAAAATGACAGATCAACTGACATATAAAGAAGTTTGGCAAACTTTAAATGCCTTGGATCTAAGCGAATACCACGATAAAAAAGGGAACTTTACTTATTTATCTTGGACAGATGCTTGGAAAATATTAATGGACCACTATCCCTTTGCAACCTATGAGTTTCTACCAGAGACCTACGAACAAAATGGTTCGGTAATGTCGCATTGTACAGTTTGCATAGGTAACTTGGAAAGATCTATGTGGTTGCCTTGTATGGATAATAAAAATAACTCTTTGACAAATCCATCTACCAGACAGATACAAGATTCTAGGATGAGGTGTTTAGTCAAATGCTTAGCGATGTACGGTTTAGCGCACTACATTTTTAGAGGCGAAGATCTACCAGATGCAGAAAAAGATAAAGCCGAGGCAGAGGCATTAGCAAAAGGTGGGAAGAGTTATAAATTTAGGAGTCTACCAACTAAAGACGATAAAGAAGGCGGAATCATAAACGATGATATAAACCCTACACTTTATTTAAAAACTCTTAGAACTATGATTGGTAAAAAGACACAAGAAGATTCAGTAGCTTTATATAAACATAATAAAGAAACTATTTATAAGGCTAAAGAT